GAAAATGTTGTATCACTTGCTCGTAACGTTGGATACGTACCAAGGTCAAGAACATCTGCTCAAGCAACAATATCTTTTGATGTCACAACAAGTGGTAATACACCAACTCATACTTTACAGGCAGGACTTGTATGTGTTGGTTCAAGTAATGATACATCTTTCGTTTTTTCAATTCCAGAGTCAATAACCACCACAACAACTCAATTGACAGATAATGCAGGTAATATAATTTCAAGCACTTCATCGTTTAATGATATAGTTGTTTATCAAGGCACATATTTAACCAAAACCTTTACAGTAGATGGTTCACTCGATCAAAGATTCATTCTTGAAAATTCATTTATTGATACCTCAACTATAGTAGTAACCGTAAGAGGTGTTTCAGATGATGGTGTAGGTCGGGAATATCGTAAAGTAGACAACATATTGAATATAACTGATACATCAGAAGTATATTTAATACAAGAAGTTACAGATGAAAGATATGAACTTCTTTTTGGAGATGGAATTTTTGGTAAAAAATTAGATAATGATAGTGTTATATCAGTTTCTTACATAGTCACTGATGGTTTAGAAGGAAATGGCTCAGCATCCTTCTCCTTTGCAGGTAGTGTGGTATCTTCATCTAATCAAGTTCAAATACCATCATCGACACCAAACATTAGAACCATCTCATCGGCATCTAATGGAGGCAATATTGAGTCAATTGACTCAATCAAGTATTTTGCTCCTAGACTCTATTCATCACAGTATAGAGCGGTTACAGCAAGAGATTATGAGTCAATAATACAAACAATATACCCAAATACAGAGTCGGTATCTGTTGTTGGTGGTGAAGAATTAGATCCACCTGAATTTGGTACAGTTTCAATAACAATAAAACCAAAAAATGGTGAATTTGTTTCAGATTTTGATAAAACTCAAATTTTATCAAAATTAAAGGGATATTCACTAACTGGCATCAATCAAAAAATATTAGATCTTAAATTACTTTATGTTGAACTTGAATCATTTGTATATTACGATCTTTCAAAAATATCAACTGTCTCTAATTTAAAAACTAGGATAATTAATGGTTTAACAACATATGGAAAATCAACAGATTTAAATAAATTTGGTGGTAGATTTAAATATAGTAAAGTTTTAAATGTGATTGACAAGATAGACGATGCAATATCTTCAAATATTAGTCGTGTTATTATAAGAAGAAATTTAAAAGCACTGGTAAATCAATTTGCACAATATGAATTGTGTTATGGTAATAGATTTCACATAAATCCAGATGGTAGAAATATTAAAAGCACTGGATTCACAATCGCAGGTCAAACAGATTTATTGTACTTTACTGATATGCCAAATAAAAATATTAATGGTACTTTAGATGGAAGTGGAAAGGGAGTTATTGCTATTGTTAAAGGTGACGGAGAACAATTAATTGTTGCATCAGCAGGTACAGTTGATTATATACATGGTGAGATAATTCTTAATACAATAAACATAACATCTACAGAAAAAACAAATAATATTGTAGAGATACAAGCATTTCCAGAATCTAACGATATTATAAGTTTGAAAGATTTATATTTAACATTTTCTGTTGATAATAGTCAGATAAATATGGTTAAAGACACTATTACATCTGGTGAACAGATATCTGGTGTTGGTTTTAATGTTACATCAAGTTATTCAAACGGAGCATTGACAAGAGGATAATATGATAACAACTGGAATTGATAAACGAGTCAAAGTCCAACAGATAATTGAAAATCAAGTACCTGAATTTTTAATATCTGAAAGTCCAAAAGCAGTAGATTTTTTAAAACAGTACTACATCTCTCAAGAGTATCAGGGAGGTGTAATTGATCTTACTGATAATTTAGATCAATATGTAAAATTAGATAATTTAACACCAGAAGTTATAGTAGGTGAAACAACCTTAACTAGTGATATCACAGCAGATGCAAGTATTATTAATGTTAGTAGCACTAAGGGATTTCCAAAAGAATATGGGTTATTTAAGATAAATGAGGAGATTTTTACATATACTGGAATAACTACAAATTCATTTACTGGTTGTATTAGAGGTTTTAGTGGTATTACGACTTATCATTCAGTTAATGATCCAGATGAATTAGTTTTTACAGATTCAGTTGCTAGTAATCATGATAATGATGCAACAGTTATAAATTTAAGTGCATTATTTCTAAAAGAATTTTATAAAAAAACTAAAAAAACATTAACACCTGGTTTAGAGAATGTTGATTTTGTTAATGATTTAGATGTAAGTAATTTCATAAAAAATTCAAAATCATTATATCAATCTAAGGGAACAGAGGAATCTTTTAGAATTCTTTTTAATGTTTTATATAATGAAACACCAAAAATTGTTGATTTAGAAGAATATCTTGTAAAACCATCATCAGCTGAATATATTAGAAGAGAAACTGTTCTTGCAGAAGCAATAAGTGGTGATCCAACTAATCTTCTTGGACAAACAATAATTAAATCTACAGATATTAACACAAGAGCACCCATTGCTGCATCGGTATCAGAAATAGAACCTCTAACAAGAAAGGGAAAGACCTATTACAAATTAGGTCTATTTGTGGGTTTTAATGATAGAGACCTTATCGAGGGAACTTTCACAATACCAGGTATAACTAAGTCTATCACTAATGTATCTGCAGGATCAAGTGTAATAACAGTAGATTCGACTGTAGGATTTGGAACAACTGGATTTGTAGTATCAGGAATCAACACAAACATATATTATGGTAGTAAATCACTTAATCAATTCTTTGAATGTGAAAATATTATATCACCGATTTCTACGACAGATGATATTAGATCTAATGAATTTTATTATGGTTATGAAAACGGTGATTTAAGTAAAGAAGTAAAATTAAGATTGACTGGAGTTTTATCAAAATTTGTTTCTAAATCTGACATTAGACTTTTAACTGAGGGTGAAAAAATAACTGTAAAGAATGTTGGTGAAAAAATAACAGACCCACTTTTAAACAAATCTAGAAAACAAATATTTGCAAATTCATGGATTTACAATACATCATCAAGATTTCAAGTTAGTAGTATAAGTGGTAATAATTTTGTATTATTTACTAGTGATATTGATAAATCAAGCATCAAAGTTGGTGATGAAGTTCAAATATTGTTCAGAAATGAGGAAAATATTGCAGGAACTGGAGTCGTTAAAAGTGTTAGTCAATCAACTCAGACAATTAACATTGATCCTTTATTTAATGCATCAGGAATAACTATAATACCTGACACAGCAAATAATAAAGAGTATGATTTAAGAAGAATAATAAAAACAGCAACTAGTTCCTCTGTTGATATTGAATTTGGTAATAATGTTTTAACATCTGATATTACTAACGTATATAATGACTCTGATGAGAGAATTTATGTTGCATCAAATTCATTACCATCTTATCCAATAACCACACAGATACCACAATCAATAATACCTAATGGAACTGCAAATATTGATGTACAAGGTTATAACCCAAATACTCTTAAATATAGCATCATATCATTTTCATCGAATGTTAATTTTATTACTGGAGATGAAATAACTTATACTGCTGAAAACACAGTTTTGCCAGGATTGGAAGAGGGAACATATTTTGTTGAGGTTTTATCACCTAGTAGTCAAATAAGATTATATAAATCAAGGTCATTCATACCAATTGCTGATTTTGAAGAATTTGAATCACTTCCTGCTAATACAGGATCTCATACATTTTCTTTGGTAAGCACTGTAAATCAAAAGATTAGTGCTCAAAAACTTTTGAGGGAATTTCCTCTAACACCAAATATAGTTAGTTCTAAGTCAGAAAAAACACTATCTGGTGGAACTGGTTTACTCATAAACGGTGTTGAGATATTAAATTATAAGTCTGATGATAAGATATTTTTTGGTCCAATTAGTAATGTTAATGTTCTAAATTCTGGATTAAACTATGATGTAATGAATCCACCTAGTTTAGAGGTAACAGAGTCAGGAATAGGTAAAACAACAGCATTAATTCAACCTGTTATTAGTGGTCAGGTTACTGATATTCAAGTTGATCCTCAAGATTTTGATATAGATAAAATTTTATCAATAACAATTGAAGGTGGAAATGGGTCTGGAGCAACTTTTGAACCAATAATATCCAAAAGAAAAAGAAAGTTGTCATTTGATGGACGACTTTTATCTCAGTCTGGTGGTGTAGATAATGTAAACGAAACGATTACATTTTTAACAGACCACCATATTACAAGTGGTCTTCCTTTAACTTACGATAAAAATGGTAATGATCCTTTAGGTATAGGCACTGTTGGTAATGATGGTATATCAGTTGTTGGTTTGGGCACAACAACTTTAGTTGATAAGTCAAATTATTTTCCTTTAGTTATTAATTCTAATACAATTAAATTATTTCAAAATATTGATGATTTCAACGCTGGAATTAACACTGTTGGATTCACAACTATTAGTAAAAATGGTATTCACAAATTTGAAATATTTGAACAACAAGATACTTTAAAAGATATAAGAGTTATAAACGGTGGTAGCAATTATGAAAATAGACAATTACATGTAAAACCGACTGGTATTAACACTAGTAAGAGCACAATTAATTTTAAAAATCATGGTTTCTTAGATGGAGATAATATTGTTTATGAAACTAAAGCAGGTATTGGAACGACTCAACCACAAACAATCACAGAGTTGAATACTTATACTGGTATTACAACTACATCTAATTATTATAAAGTTTTACTCATAGATGAAAATACATTCCAATTAGCAAATGCAGGTTTAGGTGGAACATCATTTGATGATTTCAATAGATTTAAATTTATAAAATTTGATAATCAAGGCACTGGATTTCAAGTATTTAAATATCCTGATATAAAATTAAATATATCATATGAATTGAAAAATACAGATGTTGGTGTTATTACTGCAACCCCTGTTGTTAGAGGTTCAATTAATGATATTTACCTTTATGAAGAGGGAAGTGGATATGGATCTGAAATATTAAATCTTGAAAAACCAGTTAATATTACAAGAAAAAAGGGTCAAGATGCACAATTAAAACCAATTATAACTGAAGGAAAAATATCATATGTTGAAATACAATCAAAGGGTAAAAATTATGTAGGAGCTCCTGATTTAGAGGTAGTTGGAATTGGAACTGGATTAGGTGCTAAGTTAAGAGCAGTTGTAGAAAATGGGAAAATTATTGATGTAATTATTTTAGATGGAGGAGTTAATTATCAGGATGATCTTACTAAAATTCAAGTTAAATCACCAGGCACTGAATTAAAAACAGATTTAGATATAAGAAGTTTACTTGTTAATACTTTTAATAGATATGGAAATGAAGCACTAATTGAATCTCAAAATAAATTAAAATATTCGATAGTTGGATATTCTACCCAAATAGGAAATGATTCCTTTGGTGATACTGGTGTAAATCATTCACCAATAATTGGTTGGGCTTATGATGGAAACCCAATTTATGGTCCTTATGCTTATAGTGATCCATCAGATGAAAATTCTCCAATTAGAATATTAAAAAGTGGTTATGAATTAGATCAATCTAATATCATAGATAGACCCTCATCATTTGGTAATGGGTTTTTTATAGATGATTATGTGTTTAATAATACTGGTGATTTAGACGTTCATAATGGTAGGTATGGTAAAACACCAGAATATCCTAAAGGAGTATACGCATATTTTGTAGGTATTACATCAATATCCCTAAAACCTGAATTTCCATATTTTATTGGAGATACTTATAGATCAAATCCAGTCATTGATAATTATAAATTAAACCAAAAAGATTTTGTAATTGAAAAATCAAATTTAATAAGAAATACCTATCCTTATAAAGTAGGTGATGAATTTGCTGACAATGATTTTATCGTGGAATCAAATGAAATATCATCACAAGTATCAGTTGTTGAATCAACAAGTTTTGGAACTGTTGATTCAGTACAAATTATAAACGATGGAGATAATTATAGGATAGGAGAATCTGCCACATTTGATAATACAGGCACTCAAGGTGGTGGGTTGAGTGTTTCAGTTGAAAGAATAAAGGGTAAAGATATAACATCTATTAATACCACTGTTGATAGTTTTGAAAATGTTGTTTTTGTTAAAAATGAAAGTAAGGGAATATCTGCTTTTATATCAACATCACCATCTCTTAATGATAATGATAATATTGTAATATCAGGATTGAGTACAACTTCTGTATCAAAATTGAACCAAACGTTTACAATAGGAATTGATACTGCAAGAACTATCGTTTATCAAGAAATACCTAATTCATCTACAACTGGAATAGTAACAGACATTTATGTGACAAGTATTCCATCTCAAATATCAGTTGGAAGTAGTATAGGAATTGGAACTGAAAAACTTCTTGTTCTGAATAAGTTTGAACAAAATAAAATATTGAGAGTTAGAAGAGGTGCATCATCAGGTGTTCATACTGTAGGGACTTTATTAGAATTAATACCAAATACTTTTGAATTAAAAAATACAACTGGTCTAGGATTTACTGATATTGATTCAAAGTTAAATGATGAAATATTTTTCAATCCTCATGAGGCAATAGGTGTAGGAACTGCTGTTGGTTTAGGATCTACTTCAACATCGACTCTAGGTGACTTAATAAAAGTTGTATCTACACCACTACAAAGTATTAGAGTACCAAATCATCCATTCGTTACAAATCAAAGAGTCACTCTAACGAAACCTGCTGTGGGATATGCTTTAACAGTTTCAGACGATAATGGAGTATCTACTTTTAATATTCCATCATCAGGTAATACTCAAGATGTATTCATTATAAACAAATCTGAGAATTACATAGGTATAGTCACTCAAGTAGGGTTGACAACAAATACAGATGGATTATCTTTTGTAGGTGATACAAAAATTGGGTCAAGTAGTTTTGAGTATTCATTAAAAAGTAATTTCAATCAAATTACAGGAAAACTTGAGAGAATACATGCTACTATAGGAGTTTCAACTTCACATGATTTAAAAAGTGGTGATTTAATTAGTTTAAATTTAAAACCATCAGAATCAGTTGGTATTGGTACAAGTAATTTTATAGATGTAAGATACGATAAAGAAAATGCAAGGATATTGATAAATCCAATTTCCTGTGCATCAAGTGGTATTAATACAACTTCTAATGTTATAACTATTCAAAAACATGGACTTTTAACTGGTGATAAGATTTATTATTCATCTGATAATGCAATTGAGGGATTAGATGATAAAGAGAATTATCATGTATTTAAAATAAGTGATGATAGTTTTAGTTTATGTGAGACAATTAGTGATATATACGATCCCGTTAAAACTATAGAATTTTCATCTGTAGGTGGAACACATGAATTTTCACTTATAAATCCTCACATTGATGTAATAAGAAACAATAATTTAGTATTTGGAGTTGGTCACTCATCTCTAGAGGGGTATGAATTTAAATTATTTTACGATAAAGATTTTGAAAATGAATTTGTTTCTACAGGCACAACTAATACTTTTCAAGTTACTGGTATTGGTACAGTTGGTATAGGTACAACTAGCATTAATAAAATTGATGATGCAACAGTGACTTTAAATTATTTTGAAGATAATCCTTCTAAATTATATTACAATGTTCAAAAATCTGGATACATAAGCACATCTGATACTATAGATGTCTTCAATCCATCCGAAATAAAATATGAAGATAGTGTATACAATGACAATTTTCGCATATTTAAAGCAACATCAATAGGTGCCACTTCATTTAGTATAGCTCTAAGTGAAATACCAGAAAAATTATCTTATACTTCATCAAACGTATCAGTTTTAAAATATACTACAGAATCGAAATCAACAAAAGGTGCCATTGATAAAGTTAAAATAAATTTTGAAGGTACAGGTTATAAAAAATTACCTTCATTTGTAAGTATCGCATCAACACAAGGTGTTAATGCTAGTTTACTACCAGATTCAAAAACTATTAATAGAGTTAATGATGTAAGAATATTGAATCCAGGTTTTGAATACTCATCAGATAATACTTTAAAACCAGAAGCATTTGTATCTCCAGTAATAACTGTTATAAATTCAAATACAATAAAAAATGTAGAAGTAATTTCTGGAGGTAAAAACTATACAACAAAACCAGATTTAGTCATTGTAAATCCTGATACTGGATTACAAGATACGTCAGGATCAGTTGAAGCAATTATTAATGGAAGTGCAGTAACTAGTGCTCCAATTATAGTGCCCTCAAGAGGTCTTTCTCCTGTAATTCATAAAATATTTGCACTTAATAATAGTAATGGTGCATCTATTCAAAGTATAGATTACAATTCGTCAGCTGGCATAGTTACTTGTACTCTAGTAACTCCAATTTTAGGATTTACCACAGCACCTTTTTCAGTAGGTGAAGAAATTTTTGTTGAAGGTATACAACAATATTCTCACTCAACTTTAACACCAGGCGATGGATTTAATTCAGAAGATAATGGATTCAATTTCTTTAAAGTAACTTCAGTGGTGAATAATAATCCTGCAACTGTTTCATTTGACCTATCATCGTTTACCTCTAATGCAGGAATAGCAAAAACAAATCAAAATTCATTTGCTCAAATTATTAAAAAGGACGATTATCCTGTATTTGAGGTAACTCAAGAAATTTATAATTTTGTTGTCGGTGAGAAAATATCAGCGTTTATTGGTGATTCATATAAACCAGTCGAATTATCTGTTTCTGAAGCAACTAATGAATTTATAAAAATTGTTGAGGATATACCTGGAGCTTTTAATTTAACTAAAGGTCAATTAATTAGAGGTGCTAACAGTGGAAATGTTGCCACCATAAATGAAATTTTGGACAATAAAGGTCAATTTGAAATTAGTTATTCACTAAGACAAAATCAAGGATGGAGAAACAATATTGGAAAATTAAATCAAGATTATCAAGTATTACCTGATAATAATTATTATCAAAATTTATCATATACGGTCAAAAGTTCAATTTCTTATGAAGATTTAATCAATCCAGTCAATAGATTATTACATACAACTGGATTAAAGAATTTTGCAGATGTTGGAATACAGTCTTCAACTAGTGCTGGTATTACAACAACAACATTTCTTGATACTTTAGCACTTGATATTATAGATCAAAAACGAGTAGATACAATTAATAATTTTGATTTTGGAATAGATGTTGATGTTGTAAATAACAAATCCAAATTTATAAAATTAAAAAATACAAAATTATCCCCATATATTGAGTGTAGAACAAATCGTGTTATAGAAATTGATGATATTAGTTCATTATTTTCTAATACTTCAACTTCTCTTTCTAAATTCTTAGATTTACCTATAAACACTAATTTTGCAAGATATCTCATACAACTTAGAAATCCTAATAATAAAAATGTACAACTATCAGATATTGTATTATTTAAAGATGATAATGACGTATTTACTGCAGAGCAAACTAATATTCATAATACACCGTCAGATTTAGGTGAATTAGATTTTCAGATGGATACATCTGGATTTGTAAGTTTAATATTCACTCCTGATGATGCTGATAATAATGATTATGATTTAAAAATATTCCAAAATACTTTTAATACAGATCTTGCTGGTATAGGAACTCAAAGCATTGGTTTTGTAAATCTTAGTGGATCTAATAAAATAGTTTCTACTGCATCATCATCTGTTATCATATCTGATAATATTTCAAATATAGATGCTTATTTTGCATCAATTGAAGTCAAAGATCCTAATACATCTGAAACTAATTTTGTTGAATTATATGCTACTCATGATGGAACTAATACTTACATATCAGAATTTTTCTCAGATTCTGAAGAAAGTGACAATTCAAACTTTATTGGAAATTTTGCAACTGGAATATCAACTAGTGCGTTCATCTTAAGTTATGAAAATGATGAACCAAATGAGATTATTGTTAGGTCATCAATAATCGGTATAGGTACAACTGCTGCAGGAATAAGCACTTACAGGTTTAAATCAACTGGTCAAATTGATGGTACAGAAAAAACAGTAAGATTTGAATCAAATTATGCTAATGTATCTGCTGCAACAACAATTTCAACATTTTTACATGAAGAAATATCTAGTTTAAAAAGTATAGTTAGAGTTTCAAGTGGTTCAACTAGTGCTTTACATCAAGTTTTAGTAGTTCATAATGAAACAGATTCTCATATTACACAATATCCATTCTTATCTATTGGTAGCACCTCTGGTATTGGAACATTCTCTTCAACACTAGTTGGTAACGATTTAAATTTAAATTTCCATCCAGATCCAGACTATACTGGTGGAACAAATAGTGTTCAGGTTCAAGTATTAAGTAAAGCTTTTTATACAGACATAGATTTATTAAATATTCCACTTGACCTACAATATGGAACTGTTACTGAATCATTATCACTTGCACAATATGATGCTATAAATGGTTCAAGATCAAATAAAACAAGTTTTACCTTACAAAGTAATACAATACCAATATTTGAAAAGAAATTTAATCCAGCTACTGCCCTTAATTTAGGAACTGGTGAATTTACTGTTACTGACCATTTCTTTGAAACTGGTGAAAAAATAATCTATACACCAGGTTCTACATTTACTGGTGCAACAGTAACAGGTATTGCAACCGCAGGTGGAACACTATCAGCAGGTACAGAATTATTTGCAATTAAAAATACTCAAAATAAAGATAGATTTAAAGTTTCAAAGAGTCGTGCCGATGCTTTAGCAGGAATTAATTTAATATTTACAAGTGCTGGTGCTGGAAATTATCATGAATTTGAAATGTTTAAAAAGAATGAAAAAGCACTTATCTCAGTCGATGGTGTCATTCAATCTCCCATAGCATTTACTCCAATATCAACAACTTTAGAATTTAATATTACAGATAATCAAACTTTATTCAGTGTTGCAGGAATATCTACAATTACAACTGGTGATACGATAAAGATAAATGATGAATATATGGAAATTACAAATGTTGGTTTGGGAACAACATCTGTAGGACCAATATCTGAAACAGGAACTGTTAATCTTATAGAGGTTAACAGAGGTTATATTGGATCTGCTGCTACAAATCATACTGCAAGTGATGTGGCTAGATTATACTCTGGAAGTTATAATATTGTAGACAGTAAAATACATTTTACTGAACCTCCAAGAGGAACAAATCAGAGTGGAAGAACACCATCAAATCTTGATCCTGTTAAATCATCATTTAATGGAAGAGTATATCTAAGAAAAGATTACACTAAGAACTTTATATTTGATGACATTTCTGATAGTTTTAATGGAATTGATCAAGCATATCAATTAAAAGTTGAGGGGTCAGATACCATAGGTATAAACACAGGAAGTAGTATTTTATTATTAAATGGTATTTTCCAAACACCAACTACTTTTAATAATCTTGGCAATAATTATGATTTTACAGAGGTTGGTGGAACATCAACTAACGTAGTATTTACAGGTATTACCTCATCTAATGGAAGTTTGATTACAAGTGATACTGATGTAAATCAAAATCAACTACCTAGAGGTGGTGTCATAGTATCATTAGGGTCAACTGGTGGTCTTGGAGTTGCACCTTTAGTTGGAGCAAAAGTTGTTCCTAATCTTGGGGTTGGTGGAACCACAATTGCAGGTGTCGTTGGTATTGCCACTACTGGTAGTTCTTATGGTATAAGCACTGCTTCATATAATAACATTACTGGTGAACTTCAGGTTACAACTTCAACTAATCATGATTTTGGAAATATAAATGAGTTTGTTAGATTAGATGGTTTGACATTTAATCCTGCCTTAACAATACCAAATGATAGGTCATTCGGATTGACAGGAATACTATCATCAACAACATTTAGTGTAAGTATAGGTGCAAGTAATCAATCTCATGCATATGTTGGTTCAGGAACTGCTTTTGAATACTTACATGATCTTACTTTTGGTTCAGGTTACAGAAATCCAGTATCAGTTGCTGTAACAGATTTAAGTGGAACTGGTTCAGG